ACGAGTTTAAACTGAGCTTTCGCGACAGCCCCAGTGTGCGGCTTGTAGTCTCCTTTCATGAGGAAGTACCTGCCACGATCCTCCATCCAGTGATAACCTTTAGGCGGGTCTACTGATATTTTTCTTTTAAGAACTTTCATTACCACTTGACTTTGTTTGCCCAGTATGCTGCGCTCGTTGGGCCCTTAGCAATGTTCTTTCTATGGCGAGCTTTAAACGACTTGCGCTTGGCTTTCATCCTGGCAGACTCGCCAGCCTTTGGCTTACCAGCAGTCTCAGCACCTCTTTCACCAAAGCGTATGATTTTAACCTTACCGTTGTCGCGGACGGCCACAACGTGAGACTTCTTCCCCTTAGGGGATCTCTTGGGCTTGTTGAGCCCAGAGAGTCCATACTTCTTAAGCTTGTCCTTGAGGCTCTGCTTGTTCATAGATTTCTTGCTCTTGTTGTTCTTGATCTGATTGAGCCGCAATCTGTCTCTCCTGTCTGTCGGACTTGTTCTGTTCTTTCATGACCTCAATCTTCTCCTTGAAGTTCTGGTCATCCTCACGGAAGCCGAGAGTGGCTTGCGCCTTAATCATCTCGATCTCTTTCTGCATCTCGTGTCTAGCCTGCAAAAGCTGCATCTCAAACTGATGCTTCATCTGCATCTCTTGCTGCTTTACCTGTGCCTCAAGCTGTGTCTGCTGCTGAGCGGCCTGGGCTGCTTGTTGCTGAGCCTGCATAGCTGACTGAGACTGGGTCTGGGAATTTTGAGTAGCCTGATCTTGCTGAGTCTTCATCCTCTTCTTTCTGCGAAGAATCAAAAGCCTTTCAGCCTGATTGATGTCCTTCATGTTCCTGATAGACATGGCGTCTTCAAGATCAATCTGTCCCTGCTGAATAGCCATTTGAATGTTCTGCTCCAGGTACTCCTTGTCCTTGTCCTCCATCTCGCGGACCACCATAACGCCGAAGTTGTACATGGGCAAGTCCTTAAACGAATTAAGAACCCCCATGTTGGACTCACCGATAGCGTTGGTGTATATGTTATACAGCACCGAGTCTTCTGGGACGATCTGAATGCACTTAACAATATCCTGACAGACCCTCTTGTAGAGAGAAAGGGATGCGTTCGTGATGTCTTGTATTGCATTGTTGCCCTGATGGATGGCGATCTGCTGAACACCAACAAGGGCGTCACCCTTAGGGGTGGTACCGTCCATCTGTTCGTTGATTCCCGTTGTGTCACGAATCAACTGCATGTAGTGGTTATACAGCGCAATCATCTCGTTGATGTTCTGGATTGCGTTGGGGATCTGCTGAATCGGTGGTCCTGATGGCGATCCATCGGGGGTCTTGCTCCTGTAGTAGAACACACCTGTCTGCTCGTAGATGTCGTGCAGCTCAAGTGGCTGAAGCTCTCCGCCCTTGCCGAGCTGTACATTCTCCAGGCCCTCGATGTCAATGATCAAGCCGTCTGGCTTAGCCTTGGCCACGGCCTGCTGAATCTTAAGGTGGGTCAGCTGAAGCATGTCTGCGAAGCCAGTGCAGCTCTCCACCATAGACTTGGGGATCATCCTGCGGATGTTTGTCGCGGCGACAGAGTAAGACATCTTAGCCTTGCTGATGTCGTGAACGTTCTTTGGAACATTCTTCATCGGGCCGTAGTCAAACACTTTGTCTGTCCCAATGATGTATTTACCTCCATACACAGAGGCGACTTCCATCTTATGAGGGGTTCTCTCGAAAACAGAGTTCTTGCGCTCCTTGTATTCAAACCCCTTCATGTAGAAGTTGGAGTTGCCAAACCTGTTTTTCTTCTCTTCAAAGTAGATGCAGTCAACAGAGATGAACTCAAACGAAAGCAAGTCAACCATGTAGTTGTCGTACCCGTATTCGGTGCGTTGCATGCGCTCATCGTATCTCGTCCTAGCAAAGTCAGCCGCGTCGTTTCCGTTGGAGGTCTTTACTTTTTGAGCAATCTCCTTAAACTCCTCTTCGCTAATCTCGCCACCGATTCTTCTCTTGAGTTCTCCGATGGAGATTCTCTCTACGTGGCCAGCGTACACCAGGTCCTCAAAGTTGTGATCCTCCGTGTAGCTATGAACGAAGTTAATTGGGTCAACATATTGAACGTCAATCCCATAGGATGGATCGTTGTTCCTTTTTGTAACAGCGATTCCCAGCGTCACGATGTCGTTAACGCAGCGCCTGTAGATTGTATCGTTGAAATTAGACCACTGAAGCGTCATGTTGGTTGCGATCTGTGCCGCAACCTCTGCATCGGTCTTGATGTTTGTGTCCAAGAAGATCTCTGCCTCCTCAAGAGATTCAGGCAGCTGGTCGGGGTCCATGTCGAGTACGATGCCTGTAGACTCCTTAAGAGTCATCAGCGCATCCCTGTTCTCAACCTGTACTCTCACCCTGTCTTTCCTCTTGTTCTTCTCAGAAGACGAAAGCGGATCTACTGACTCCAGATTTGGGTATGGATCACGAGACAGGATTTTGTTCGCAACCACGCGAACAAACTTCGGCAGGATGGGTACTGGGGTAAAGTCAAGGTTTAGCAGGCTGCCATCTCCCTTGTTGGGAGACAATGAGTTAAGCAGCTGCTTGTATATAGATGTATCCTGATTCCCGTTAGCGTAATCTCTGTTCCTGTCAAAGATTTTGTTGCGCTTACCGATCAGGGACGTAGAGTCCGTTTGCTTCCCCCACTGAGAGTGAATTGCTCTAGCGTACTGCAAGCCGTACTCCTTCGAAGACTTAACCTCTCTTTCGGCAAGGGGGTCTGGAAAGCTCCCCTTCTTATTGATGTTGCCAGTACTATACATTTTTGCAAATATACTAAATCATCCGATGGTCTTATATCTGCGGAAAAACACCTTCTCCGCAAAGTCGGACTTCGGCTTTTGTTTTACTTTCTGAGCTGCCAGCAAAGCTAACCCAGAACTGATTGTCAAGTCGTACTTGGTTCTATCGTTAATCTTAAACCCTATCCAGTCCTCTAATGTACGGTTAAAGTACATTTTCCCATATTCTCCTGTGTCGTAGTTCTCGCCGACGTGGTCATGTATATATGCCTCGATGGCTTGGGCGTGCGCCTGAATCACGTCCTGAGAGTTGGATGGGATTCCCTTGGTCTTTACGTTAACCTTTGAGATTGGGGTCTTCAGATGTTCTGGCCTATTCATTAAGTAGCCATCGTAACCTCTTGATTCAAAGTACCTTACAATGCCGTACTTGTTGTTCTCGACGAGTAGTGGGTACCCATAAAAGAACGCAGCCATAAGCACGTCCTCATAGAAGATCTTAGCTAGGTCTGGACGTGAGGCATACTCTACGACAAACATGTTTGATGGGTTGTCCATGTGGAACTTGTTGTACAGGTGCAGAGCGCCCTTCGAGCCCCTGCCATCTACAGTTGCGTCGAGGTCGTATGAGTCGACCCCTCCGCACCCCCTGTCAGCAAATGGGGCAACCATCTTTCCCCTGTCGTTCTTTATGACGTTTCTCTGTTCCGTCGGTGGCATCCAAGCCACGCGGAACCTCCCGTTAACGTCTGGAGAAAACACAACCTCCTTGTCCTTCTTCTTCCAGATGAAGTTTCCTCTAACAACGGGGCTGGGGAACAGCTCATCATTGTACTGTATCTGCTGGTAGATTTTTCCTATGTTGAAGATGCTTCCGTCGATACTGTCTCTGAAGGCCTCATCTTCGCTGAACGGAAACTGTCTAGTTATCTCGTTAAGCTCAGACGGGTTGTGCTTCATGCTGTCGCGTTCGTTCTTTAAGTACGTCCGCGCCCCTTGAGTAATACTATCACCGTCAAGACCGTCCACAGGACTATCGGGATCATCCACAATCGGTTTTCCATAGAGATCAAAAAATCCTTCTAGTGATTCATAAGCAGGGACGAAGAGCCTATACAGGCCACTCTTCGTTCTCCCATTCGCGTTCCGATCCATTGGGTCCGAATCCGCCCATAGATCCTTGTACTCTTTTCCGCCCTTGTCCATCGGATTTACGGTGCTTCCCACCATTGCTTTTCCGACGACCTTTCGACCGACGATCAAACAGGTCCGCTGAATCCTCCATGCGTCCCTTATGTCTGTAGGTTTTTCCCATTTTCCTGCCTCATCCAGATACAACAGGTGAAGCTTCTCACCGTCGTATGCGTTGTTCGTTGTGTTCTTCCAGTTAATTACCGTATTAAGAGCCTCGCCCTTCTGCGAAGTCTTATTGTTCTTCGTGATTCTCTTACTCGGCTCGCGAAAAGCCAGCTCCATGCGTGGGTTAGTGGTACCATCTTGTATGGGTTTGAAGAAGAAGGGGTAATGCCTAAACATCTGCACAACCTTCTTCATGAATATGTTTTCCTGGGCATCCTTACCAGTCTTTGACTGGATGCCCATTAGCTTGTCCTTTACCTGAGTGGCTTCGTCTAGCAGGACGGCAGAGCAGATATTAGTGTATCCGCTCCGCCGACACTTAGTGTATAGCTGGCCCAAGCATCGGGGGTCCGCCTCACACGCTGCCATGTGCAGAAAGATGTCGCGTTGGAACTCAAGATACGAAGGAT